GAGCACCAACTGGCCGGCAAGCATCCCTGCCGACAGGTCGCTCCCGAGTGTTATAGTCTCGATGAGTATGATCGTAAGCATGTATGCCATAGGGTCGTTGGAGCCGCTTTCAAGCTCCAGCATAGGCCGGAGATTGTTTTTCATCCCCACATTCTGCGAGCCGAGGATGCCGAAAACCGAAGCCGAATCTGTTGACGACATTGTGGCGGCCAGCAGCAGCGACGGCACAAGGGCAAAATGTATATTGGTCCACGGCATCCCCGACAGCCAGAAAATGAACAGCCCGGTAAGCAGGGCAGTGAGGAGTACGCCGGCAGTAGAGAGCACAAGCCCTGGCAATGCGATAGGACGTATCGACGATAGCGATGTTGACATGCCGCCGGAAAAGAGGATAATACACAGTGCAATCATGCCGACAAACTGGGCATGGTGCATATCACTGAACTGGATGCCGAGGCCGTCAGAGCCGAATCCCATTCCGACCAGCAGAAACACAAGCAGCAGAGGCAAGCCGGTGCGGTAGCTTGTCTTGCCTATAAGCACTCCGGCAATAAGAAGAAACGACCCGAGAAGAAGAATATTCTCACTACTTATTATTGTCATATGCAATTTGTAAAATCTCCACAAATCTACATAAAAATCGCGAGATTTTTACACCGGCAGAATAAAAAACAAGGCCGACGGGTTGATTCCTGTCCCCTCCAGCGTGCTCTTAGTCACAATTTTATTAATTTGGAGGAAAATTTCTAAAATATCAAATATGGACAGAAACCGAACAGTCGCCGGCCTTGATATCCACAAAGATAGTATTTATCTTTGTATTATGAGGCATGACGAGACCATTATTTTCGAGAATAAGTACGGAGTGCTGACGCCTGACCTGCGACAGATGTGTAATGACATGGTCGAACGAGGTGTAACCGAGGCAGCGATGGAGAGCACCGCAGTCTATTGGGTACCGGTGTGGAATGAGCTCTGTGAGTCAATGAAACTGAAGCTTGTGAACCCATATTTCATCAAGCAGCTGCCGGGTCGCAAGAGCGACGTCAAGGATGCGCAGTGGATAGCGGAGTGCCTGCTAAAGAATCTTATCAAAGGGAGCTTCGTGCCTGAACCGATTGTTCAGGACATGCGCAAGCTCAACCGTCGCATCATGGATCTCAACGAGGATATGACATACAATTGCAACAAACTTGATGCTGCGATGCAGAGATGCGGATTCCGTCTGAGCAACTACGTCAACACAATAAAGTCCAGGAGCTATCAGAAGGTGCTGGGGGCAATCATCGGAGGTACCGCCCGTCCGGACGAGCTGGTGAAAATGGTACACGGAAGGACGATCAACAAGCATGGCCGTGACACAATCAAAGCGGCCGTCACAGGGACATTCTCCGAGATAGATATCACGATATTCCGCCAGATCAAGGAAGTCATCGACATGATAGAGCGGCAGATTGAAGAATGCCAGAAAGAACTGACGGCCTTGTGCGAACAGCATTTTCCCGAACAGTTCCGACGTCTTCAGACCATACCCGGAGTCAAGGAACGCGCAGCCACGGCAATAATTGCGGAGACAGGGGTTGACATGAAGATGTTCGCTACGGCGGCATGTCTTGTAGGATGGTGCGGGCTCAAACCGCGAAACGATGTCAGCAACGGACGATACAAAAGCAGAAAAGTGACACACGGAAACAGATATCTAAGACAGATACTGATTGAAATCGCATGGGGAGCATCAAGAACCCGAAACTGTTTCTTCTCCTATTTCAGCTACATCCAGACCACAGTCAAGAAAAAAAGCAAGATGAAAATACAGGTAGCCATCGCCCGCAAGATACTTGTTGCCATCTGGCACATGCTCTCCAAAGAGCAGGACTTTATAGACATCTACCTCAAGAGACTTGAGGAGAACAGAAAGATGGAGGAACAACTAAAATCACTGGAATCGAAAATGGCCTGACGGCCATTCGACATACCTTCCGATGCAATGTAATTATCTTTGTGGTGCATGGCAGCCCGGTTCGCAAATTTGCAAACGCATCGGGAAGGAGTTGGACACCGGCATAAGCTAACCAAGCTTGTAGAGGAAAGTAATAATCTTATATCTAAACCCGTGGCAACACTGACATGGGATGCATAATCACGCCTATATGTTCTGAAACATGGCCATTATGCTCTCGTTTTAATCTATTTTGACGGAAAGATGCCAAATACGTTTTAGAGGAAAGGTACTGAAAATCGAGCAATTACGATTAACGCAATTTGTCTTAAAATTCAGCCAGACACGGATAAGGTTTATATTACGCCTGACATTGACAGCGAGAAACTATCGTGAAATGGAAATTTTTGCGGTGGATCTTGCTCTGCGACCGCGTACCGGCAAAGCCGACATACGCTGTAAGCCCACACGCGAGGGCTTCGCCGTTCGCAGCCGCTACAAAATTCCCGTAGTCGGGAGGCAAAAGCTCTCCCGATAAGGAAATTTTTCCGCTCCGATGTAGAGCGTATCGAAGGCATCGGTGCCGTCGGTGCGGTGTTCGAGGAGGTCTTCTTCGGACTCGGCGAGCTTTTCGCCTGACTTGTCCTTGCGGAAGCCGTTGCGCCCGCGGCTGACACCGGCTGACTGGATGGCGAGTATGAGGTCTTAGTTGTTTGAGCGGTTGAAGAAAGGCACAAGGCGTTGTTTCCCAGCGAAGCCCTGATTGATGAGCAGATATTTTTCATCGTGTCGCATCGGGTTGCCGAGGTACACGGCCTCGCAACGCCAGCCCTGCCGCTCGAACTCGTGGACGACTACCCACCGGAAATCCTGTTCGTTGACGGCATAGTTTGAGCCGAGTGCCGTTGCATCGTAATAAAAGACCACCGTCTTGTTGCGGTGTGAGGCATAATATCGGCAGAAGTCCTCGACGAGTGCCGGTATCTTACGCTCAAACTTGACGAAGAACGATTTGAGGACGTTGAGCCGACGGTCGCGAGGCTGTCCGGCTACAATCCAGTTGATATTTGCATTGTAGTCCATACCAATGCAAATCGGAGCGTCGGGGTCAACGTCCTTGTCGGCGCGAGAGTCGAGAGCCGAGAAGTCGTAATCAAAACCGAGGGTGTCGAGGTATTGATTATCATTGGCATCGTACTTGTGCCCCTCGCGCATCGAGGAATAGAAGCCGTCTTTGGCAATTCCAATCCTCTGACAAAGGATAGAGGTTTGGAAGGTCAAAGGAGTAAGGTCGCGCTTCATCTGCTTGATGTAGTTCTCGCCGAGAAGCTGCAAGTTCTCAATCGAGGAATACTCGCGGTAGTAGACCGCGATGGAGCGCATCTTATTGAGGTCGCGGTCGAGGCGACGCAGGTAGCCTTTCAGATATGGAGGCACCGGCTTCCCCGAAGCGTTCAGGGCGCGGATGCGCTCTTTGGTGCGCCATATCTCGTAGACCGTGGCCTCGATGGTTGCTATCAGCTCCGGGTCCATCTTGTCGCGGTAGCGGAGGAACCAACTGCCCTTTTGGGTCTGCGGCATATCGCTCAATATCATAATTGAGTGATTGAAGGAGTGCTTTCCAAAGTACGACTTAATGCCGCCGTTGGCAGGTAGTGTTTCGTCCTTAAGTTTGGCGTAGTCGATAAACTTGGCCTCGTCGACAAGCAGCCACGAGAGCGTTAGCGAGTTGGAGCTGCCGGGGCGGTCCTGGCTGATGATTACAGCCACAGAGCCGTTGTAGAAAGATATGACGTGTTCATAATCTTTCGGGTAGATGATTGGTTGCCGGAAGGACTTCGGCGGTTTGCGCCCCACCACATAGTGTATGCCCTCGATAAAGCCCCAACGCTTCCATGCGGCGAGCAGCCCAGGAATGGTGTTAGTCAATCCGTGCTTGAAGGTAGGCACCACGATGCCGCCAGTCGAGCCGGGCATACGCTGCATATTACGCAGAACAAACGGAGCGGCGATGCTGTCCGTTTTGCCGGTGCGTCGCCCCGCGACGATAACGGTGGTGTTCGCGCCGATAAGCTGCGTGAGACGCTGCGGCTTGTTAAAGTAGACTTGTTTCTCTGATGAGTGAATGTGCGGATGTTTTGATGATTGTGTCATAAAAATCATTAACTTTGCATATCAAAATAATAAGCGCATGGAAATGTCTGACAAACTTCTCACGATATTAATGTTGATTGGTGTATTAGCTTTTATTGGGTTTATCGCCTTTATGGCTGTTCGCGCAGTTAAATTAAGAAATCGCGTAAATGCGATGAAGATGCCACCAAACATCAATCAGATCAGAAGAAAGTCATTATGGTTCGCCATTATTGTGATAACCCTAAGTTGCATCTTTGCGTATATTGTTACCTATCAATAAATTGGATTCGTTTGGGTCGGTTTCCTGTGGGCTGTCGGGGAAAAGTTTGTCGAACTCTAAATCTACTTCCTCGAACTCGACATCTTCAATGTCGATGGTTTCGCGGCGATATTTCTCAATCATCGCGTCAATCTTTGACTGGATGTTGGGAATAGGCTCGATGCCGAGGACACGCGGGTCATCGGTAGCCGTGAACGGTTGAACGAGGATTTGGTCGAGCGGTATAGCCTGTTCGTCTTCGAGGTCAACGCGGTTGAGCTTGCCGTAGGCAGTAGCGGCGCGTTCCATCGTCTTGCTGTCCTTACGCTTCTCCGCCATCTTGTATGTGGCGATAAGCATTTCGTTGGTGCACCAACGGTGGAAGTCGCGACTCGCACTTCCGAGCATGGGGAGCAATGACTTGACAACGGCAAGGTCGGAATATGCCGTTGTGCGGTGTATTCCGTGACGTTGGCAGACCTCGGCGACAAACTCGCGGTCGGTGCCGTCGGGGTTGCCGATGAACCAGTTATACATTTCGCGCACACGAAGCACCTTATCCACAACGGCTTGTGGATATTGCTCTCGCAGTTCTACCTCTTTGGTGAACAAGTGCGCCCGGCATACATCTATGGTGTTCGGTGTTGGCACGGCTTCAAGTATTAGGTATGAGTTATGAGTGACGAAGTATTACTCGTCGTCCTCCATATCAAGGAGATTTCGGTGTGCGTTCTCGATAGCGAGCGGCGACCCTACCTGTGCAAGCATCATTTCCTGGGAATGGAGCTTGACTTTTGATGCAGCCTTGCCGCGTCGGTAGGCTTTCGACACCTCGGTTGTGCGGTCGGCTATATCGGAACGCAGCACATCAGCCGGAATATCGAGTATTACGGCCATATCGGATATTTTGAGGTAGATAGACGCAAATTTTTCAATCTGCTGCAAGTCGTTCTGCGAATAGGTCATGGAGCGGTACGGAGTGATTGGTTATTAAATCGTTGACTTGGTCGTAGAGATTTGCGAAAATCTCCGGCGAAGTCGAGATAAAGGCCGACTCGTGGCGGTTGCCGCGAGTGAGGTTTTGCGAGGTTATTACCGATACGGTTTCTCCGGCCTCGGAGCGAACCAACAAAATCTTGCTGTGATTATCGGCAAGATATGTACGTTCTATAACTTGGGTGATGAACGCCCAAAGTTTGAGCGTTTTGTTGGTGGCCTTATGGTCGAGCACAAGGTTGATGCGCGACACTTTATTTGCACGGCAGATAAAGAAAAGTCGGCGCAAAAATTCCTCGGAAATGGAGAAAGAAGTTTGCCAAACCTCGGCGGTGCCGACTTGGCTTAAAATCCATTCGAGAATGTCGGCCACCTGCACGGCATTAGAAAGATATGCCTGAAATGGCGTATCTTTCAGTGGGCGGAGGATTTGGTCGATGTCGGCAGTGCGTTTCACTACGTTTAGGTTTTAAGTTTAAGTTATGAGTGACGAGGTGATTTTTTGCGTGAGCTCGGCTTACTTTTGACTTCGTCACTCTGACTTACTACATATTTGTCGTATGCTTCCCAGTTGGCGTGCAGCTTCTTGTCGAGTGATATAAGTTCTTTGAGGAACGGGTAACGCTCGGAGTCGGGGCAGGTGGCGCTGTCGAGCGAAAGCGAGCGGAGGCGCAGATGCAGCTCGCGCATACGTTGGAGAATAGAGAGGTTTTCAACGAATTTCGCCTTGATGTCGTCGGGGAGTGCGTCGTGGTCGGCACGTTTGCCTTTTGGCTGCTCGTCGGCTTTGGCTGCGAGCGGTATGTGTTCGGCCACGATAGCCTCGACCTGCTGCTCCATATCCTCGCACTGCGCACGGGTGAGGTCGGCGACGCGGAAGTTGTAATACTTTTGAAGTTGGTAGTCCACGAAGTCGTGGCGGCGGTCAATCTGCGATATTATGTTGCGGTACATAATTTGATTGCCCGACAGCTTCAAAAGGTAGAGAGCGCCGACGGCATAGTCGCGCTCCGCTTCCGGCGTTTCGAGCCACTGCTTGATTTGTTCGGTAAATTTGTGGTCCATTTGAGGGGTCAGTTTTACTTTGGCCGCAGGGGTCAAAGTTTATTATTTATTCCTGTGAAGAAAATGAGGTTATAACCGAGTGGTTGGAGCAGGTCGCGCATCTAGAGCATCGTTGCGCCGGTTGTGACAAAATCGTCG